TGTGTCACTTCTGTTTCAGGTGATTTTTTAGGTTTCGTATTGGTTTTGACATGTTTGTTTTTTGACATACTTGCAATATAATACAACCAATTTATTTTTTATATACTAAATTTATTTATTGCTTTTCTTTTTTTTACCACCCATTATTGAATGTTTTTCTTCAGGTATTGGACAAGCTTCTTTTGCTGCTTTTTCAAAAGATGTACCCATTGGAGTAAATCCTGCACCAGGTGTAACATTTTGAAAGATGGGAGTGAAAAAATACAAAAAAAGACAAACAAGAATACCAATGCTCACGGCTAATACACCATAAATAGAATTAGTAATACTCAAAAACATCAAGGAGAATAAAGACAAAATAATGTTTTTCTTGTAATAAAGAGTATCATGAAGCATATTAAAAAAAGAATATTTTTCCTCGCCTTTTTTTGCCTTCATAGTGAGAGGAAAAAAAAAAGAGATGATTACATTCCATAAAGATAATATGGGTGTTAATACCAGAATAAAAGGAAAGACAAATAAAAATATGATAAACATCATTAATTTGGATCCTGCATTTTCAAATAAACCTCCTTTAAATAAAATAGTAAAATAATTGACTATCCATAAATAAAAACAATAGAATATATTGATTATAAAAATAAACATGGCTACAAACATCACCAAAAAGAGTCCAAAAACAAAAATAAAACTTTCAGGTAATATCGAATTCAATAAAGTATAAAACCCATCAAACAAAAAAATACTATTGACAATTGAATCTTTGCATGTTTTCAAAATATATTCTGAAAAGGAAAATGTTCCAGGTTTAGATATCCATTTTAAATATTTTATTATATAATTGCCCGGGTTTCCTTTTACTAATAATATATTTTCGTCGAAAGGAAATTTTATTTTTTCAGACACTTTTTGTTGACTTGATGAATCATACATAATATTGATATCAATACCTATTTCCGCTGGTTTATCTCCCAGAGTATCCGTAAAAGGAAAACAATTTATATCCGTAGGTAAAATATTGGATTGAGCTACGCGACAGCTATACAAAACACATGCTCCAACCAAAACAAGAATCCCCAATGTAATAACATTCTTGGACATTCCGATTACAAAATTAGCTGCATTGTTTATATTGTTATCTATTGCTGGGGTAGATGTATTTGGATCAATTGCTTGTGGAGGAGTTTGTGCGGGTATTGCTGCAGGTGCAGGAGTTTGTGGAGGAGTTGCTGCAGGAGTTGCTTCGTTTGGATCAGTAGTAGAATCAGCAGTAGTAGCTGCAGAAAGTGTCGGAGCAGCTTCTGGTGTAATCGCCTTTGCAGTAGATGCGGTCATATTGGATAAAAAATTGGAAATTGAGTCCGACATATTATATACATGTAAATATTATTTTGTGAAGAATATATACATATGGTTAAAGTCCATTCTCTTTTCCTTATTTTCATTATTCTTATTTTAGTTGTTTTTTCTTCGTTTTTTCTTACTCAAGGATTTGCATCTGCATGGATCAAAGAAGGACTCGTTGATTTGGGAGATCCTAGCACCAATCATAACGTAAATTTACCTATTAATACTAGTTATGAATGCTCCAACAAATGCAATCCCTTGAATATTTGCTCTTTAACAGGTGAACAATGTACCAGTGATGTCGATTGTTATGGTTGTCGACCCTTTATTAAACCTCCTAGTGCTTCCTATTATCAAGATATTCGTGGTCAAAATGATGCGGGAAAATTGACAACAGAACAAACACCCACTTATTCTACTTTGACTACTGATATGGGAACCCAAGCATCTTTATACAATGAATTACTTATTGAACCAAGCCCCTACGTCAAAGGATACAATACATGGCGAAACTCATTTGATGTGGGAAATGCGTTGTTTCAAAAACGTTACAATCCTTCTCTCAATACGGGTGGTGTAGTGGGGAAAATTGGTTATTCTTTACCCCCTGGTGGTATCAGCGGATATCAACTTTCTTATCCTGCAAGACCTACTTTGTCTGGAGAATTTGTCGATGATGGACCCTTGGCTGCCAATGCGTATTTGGTATAATAAAAGTTTATGATAAAAAATAAAAAATAATATTTATTTATTATATAGGATGAAGACACTGAAAAAGTTGAATCTAAAGAAAAAGGTGAGGAAAACGAAAAAGCATGGTAAAAAGCATGATAAAAAGCATGATAAAAAGCATGATAAAAAGCATGATAAAAAAACAAGACATGTCAAGAAAACGAAAAAGTATCTTTCCAAAAAATATGTAGGTGGTGAAGGAGACGAAGAATCCAATACAGACAAATTTTATAGACTAGAAGAGGAATTAGAAGAAGCAAAAAAATATTTACAAAAAACAAAGGATGATTGGAATGAAGCTGCAAAAAATAGTCATGCACAACCTGATTATTCTAGTGTGCATTTTGCTGAATACGAAGTTGAAGAATTGGAAGAAAAAATTGAAAAGGTGAAAAAACATCTTGAAGAGGAAAAAATGATTTTGAAATAAATATAAAAACAAATTATTATAGTAATAATAGGGAACATGGAAATAACTCCAGAAACAGCACAATATATTACAAAATTAGAAGAGGAAAATGCATTCTTGAGAGAAAAATTGAAAAAATATACATCGCCTGAAAGAAATAAAGTTTTTTACGAAAATCATAAAGAAGAAATAAAGCAAAAAACCAAAGAATATAAAGAAAAAACAAATTATTACTCAAATTTATCCGCTGAAAAGAAGAAAGAATATGCTAGAACAGCATATTTGAATAAAAAAGAAAAACTCAAAAAGGAAAAAGATAATATATAATTTATGCGTAAAACTATATAAACATAAATCTTTAGTATAATTATATATGATTGAAAAAATATATGATTATGATTTTTTAATAAAACTATGTGAGGAAAGAAATATTGTTTTAACAAAAGATTATTTAGGTATTCATATAAACAATGCAACTATTATTGAAGGTCAATGTGAAAAATTTACAGAATGTAATAAATATTTTAGTAAAATTTTTTCAAGATTTCATAAACTAAATTCTTTATGCAAAGAATGTGCAGATAAATTAGGAAAAGAGAAAAGAAAAAAAACCAATTTGGAAAAATATGGCTTTGAAAGTCCTTTTGGGAATAGTGAAATTAAAGAAAAAAGTAAAAAAACATGTTTAGATAAATATGGTGTAGAAAATCCTTTACAGAATAAAGAAATTAAAGAAAAAAGTAAAAATACTTGTTTAAAAAAATATGGAACAGAGTTTGCATTTCAAAATGAAAATGTAAAAGAAAAAATTAAACATTCTAATTTAATTATATATGGAGTTGAAAATCCTTCCCAGAATAGTGAAATCAAAGAAAGAATGAAAAAAACAAATATGAATAAATATGGAAGAGAGTTTGCATGTCAAAATGAAAATGTAAAAGAAAAAATTAAACAATCTAATTTGGAAAAATATGGTGTTGAATGTACTTTTGAGAGTAGTGAAATCAAAGAAAAAAGTAAAAATACTTGTTTAGATAAATATGGTTTTGATCATGCAATGAAATGTGATGAAATAAAAGATAAATTAAAAGAATCTATGATAAATAAATATGGTTTTGAATATACATTTCAAGTTGAAGAAATTCAAAATAAAATAAAAGAATCAGTGATTAAAAAATATGGCGTAGAAAATGTAATGCAAAATAGTGATATAGCTGATAAATGTTCAAAAACTGCTTACAACGTAAAAGACTATGTATTTCCATCAGGTAAAATTGATAAAATTCAAGGTTATGAACATTATGCATTAGATGATTTATTATGTAATGAAAAAATAAAGGAAGAAGATATTGTTATAACTCGTTCCAAAGTTCCTGAAATATGGTATGTTGATGAAAAAAATAAAAAACATAGATATTTTGTGGATATATTTATTCCACATCAAAATCGTTGTATTGAGGTTAAATCTACTTGGACGTATAAAAAGAAAGAAGATAATGTTTTTGTAAAACAACAAGCCGTTTTGGATGCTGGATATAGTTGTGAAATTTGGATATATAATAATAAAGGTAAAAAACTAGAAATTCATAAAAAACCTCCAAATTAGAGAGCATATAAGAGGCCAGCATTTCCTCCGGAAATCAACACTTGATTGATTCTCTCTTCAAAAACAATTAAATTGTAATTGTATTCATAAATTCTCCAAGAAGATTTATTTATTCCAATTATTTCACCTGATATAGGGTCACAAATGGAAATTTGTTGCGCAAGGGGGTCGAGAGATGGAATAATCGTGCTAAATTCAAACTCAATTTTGTTGAATCTAGACATATTGATGGCACCGCAAGGCTGTGATCCGCCAATCCAATCCGTGCTCAAACAAAAATTATAACAATAATAATATTCAGGAAGATTGCCCGATGTTTTGTTGTATTTTTGAATGTAATCATAGACACCTGGTTCCAATAAATTTTCACGATATTCGCCATCAATCACAATAGCAAAAGTGGTCATGATTTCTTTTATATTTTGAAAGTTGTAATCTCCCGTAATGACCCAACCCGTCAACAATTGATTGGGATTCACTCCTGGACCAATGGTCAAATCAGTTTGCAAACCTGTTACAGGATTGGTATATACTATTGGATAATCACCTGCGGTCGGTGCTTGACTTACAGATTGGGGAAGATAATCATATGGCCAGTTTGTATAATTCGTCCATTGATTTCTCAAATTGGCATCACTTCGCTGAAAATAAAACATGTATCCCAAGGTTAATCCAAGTGAATTCACTTCTACTTTGTTAGGACCCGTGACATTGTAATAAATCATTTCTCTCACTTGCCTGATTAAATATTTCTGTTCACTCATGGCAAAAGCTCTTCTTTCATCATTTGAGAGAAAACAATAGGTGCAATTCAAATGAATATCTGCATTCCAGAGAGAACGTGTATCTGTATACGAATTGACTCCTAACTCAATATCGGGTGGTGTTTGCAAAAAACGATACATTTGCATATACCATAAATTGAAATTGGGAGCCACATAGGGAAAATTATTGACACTATCAAAGACATCGCGAATGACAAACAATTCTTGTAGGGGACGCATAGTTATATTGATATGCAATTCATTGTATTGCAAGGCAACCAATGGAAAAGCATTTTGACTTTTCAAATTGAACCATGCGTTTATCGGAATATAAATAGTTCTGGCACGAATAGAGGGTTCTGCACCTGCAGGATTATTTGTATAATACGCATTGGGATACGAATTGACATTGGCACCTGAATTACCAGGATCCGTTACTTCAGGAACATTGCCAATCATTGTACCAAAAAGATCGCCTTTTGCCGTTCCTACATCACGTTGAAAGGAAGACAATATATAATTTCCTGAAAATTCTTGCAATGTTTGATTCCCGCAAGTAATGGTTACTTTGGAAATCATCAATACACCAATGTAATCAATCCATTTGAATTCATAAGGAACCCATTGACCGCTATTGTTTTCAATACTATCAGGTGTTTGAATAGGCGGCATGATTGGACTCCAAATATTGGGTAAATTGAGCACTAGATAGCAGTCCATAATCAAATCTCCATATCTTGGTATTTTAAAAGTGAAATGAGATTCCGTTGTCAATTGCAAGGTTTTTGTGCCTTCAAAATCAACACGAAACTGCTGAAGACCGAAATTTGTGTATTTTGTATAGGATGCTTTGAAGAATGTTTTGCTTGGATTTCCATTTAATATAATATTTTCTTGACCTGCAGAAACTAAATTCATAAGACCTCCTCCCATGGGTTTTTTATAATACAATATTATTATTTTTATTCCCTTTTTTCTTTTATTCTTTTATTGATTTATATTCACATATAATTTTTCTATTTTATTATATATAATAATGGAAACTACTTTTAAAAATGGTTTAAACAAAATGAAAAATAAAGTCATAGATAAACTCACAAATAACCCCAATATTCCATACCTTGTAATGATGTTCATTATGGTTATGTTGATAGTCAGTATGATTCTTTATTATTTGTTTTTAGGACCCAATGCTTTGAGAGAATGTTCTTCTTTGAATGGTGCATATTCTTCTTCCGCGATTAGCATCAAATCATTGAATTCAAATGACCCCCATTGTCAATATAGTTTGAAGGATTACTATATTTATTCCGCATACAATTGCTGTAGTGTCGGTTCTTTCAAAAACAACTATGTCGACATTTGTGCGTTGAAACAAATCCTGAAATTAGGTGTTCGTGGATTGGATTTTGAAGTCTATTCTATCGGTGATCAACCCGTCGTAGCCACATCCACTTGTGATAGTTATTATGTGAAAGAAACGTATAATAGTATTCCCTTCTCTCAAATTATGGAAACCATTCAACATTATGCCTTTTCCAATGGAACCGCACCCAATCCCAACGATCCTATTATTATGCATTTACGAATCAAAAGCACAAACAATACCATGTATAGCAATCTGGCCAAATTATTCAAACATTATGATGCCCTCTTTTTGGGTCCTAAATATAGTTACGAAAACAATGGACAAAATTTGGGAAATGTAAAAGTATTGGAATTGTCGAAAAAAATCATTTTAATAGTGGATAAAATGAACAATAGTTTTCTGGACAATCGAGATTTTTATGAATATGTAAACATGACCAGTAATTCCGTTTTTATGTATGCTTTGCCCTTTACAAAAGTGAAAAATACACCTGATATCAAAGAACTACAAGAATACAATAAATTGAATATGACTATTGTGCTTCCCGATGGTGGTTCTACTCCTCCCAACCCGAATCCTGTGACTTGCCTGGAAACTGGATGTCAAATGACCGCCATGATGTTTCAAACGTATGATATCAATCTGGTTTATATGATGAAAATGTTTAATCAAAAAGGATATGCCTTTGCATTGAAACCGGAAAATTTACGATATATTCCTACAACTATTCCTGCACCTACTCCTCAAAATCCTGCATTGAGTTATCAACCTAGACAAGTTAGCAGTAATTATTATTCGTTTGTTATTTAGATTCTGCTTCCAGTCTTTTTTTGTTCTCTCGCATTTTGATTCTTTTCTGTTCTAATAATATACATGCCATATACTATTAGAAAAGTGAAAAACAAACATTGTTATAGAGTTGTCAACACCATTACAAAAAAAGTTCGTTCAAAATGCACCTCCAAAAGAAGAGCAAAAAAACAGATATCTTTGTTGAAAGCCTTGGAATACAACCCGAATTTTGTTCCGCGAAATTCATCCAACAAAACGAGAAAGATGAAACGATAAAATGATTTTCTTCATATAATATAATACTATCCATTATATGAATAAACAAACGAAACAAGGGAAACAAACCAAACAAACAAAACAAGGGAAACAAACCAAACACAAACGATTGTGTGACAAATCCATGACTTTTGAAGAATGTGAATTGGCTATTTTGAGAGAAGCCGTGGACAAGGCAGAAGAAATCCAAGGACAAACTATAGTAAACAATCCAGACATTCAAAAAATTATTTCCATCGTGGAAAACTTTATTCGCAAAAAAAAACTCATTTGTTATGGAGGCACTGCCATTAATAATATTTTGCCCAAACAAGCCCAATTTTATAACAAGGATATTGAAAGATCCGATTATGATTTTTTTTCCGTGAATGCTCTAGAAGACGCCAAAGAATTGGCCGATCTTTATATAGAAGAAGGATTTAGTGAAGTGGAAGCCAAGTCTGGACAACACAAAGGCACATACAAAGTATTTGTCAATTTTATACCCACTGCAGATATAACTCATTTAGCTCCCTCTGTTTTCAAAGCATTGAAAAACGATGCCATCAAAATCAATGGTATTTTATACGCACCTGCCAATTTTCTTCGCATGTCCATGTATTTGGAACTTTCTCGTCCTGCAGGAGATGTGAGTCGATGGGAAAAAGTCTTGAAACGATTGACATTGTTGAATACATACTATCCATTGAAAGGCATAGATTGTAATGAAAAGAACATACAGAGAGAAATGACAAACAAACAAACAAAACAAAGAGAGAAGGAAATATTTGAAATCATGCGAAATACTTTTGTGAATCAAGGTGTGGTTTTTATTGGTGGATATTCCATTGTATTGTATTCACGATATATGCCTCATGTAGATTCCAAAGAATTGCAATATTATCCAGATTTTGACGTGATTTCTGAAGATCCCAAAACTACGGCAGCCATATTAAAAGAACAATTGGAAGATGCCGGTATTCAACATGTAAAATTGATTTCTAAACCCGCTATTGGAGAGATCATTGCACCCCATATTCAAGTAACTATTGGGAATGATACTACTGCATTTATTTATGCACCCATTGCATGTTATAGTTATAATATCATCAAGATTCATGGATACGATATCAAGATTGGAACCATCGATACTATTTTGAGTTTTTACTTGGCTTTTCTTTATTCTTATGATAATTATCACGACAAAGATCGTCTGTTGTGTATTGCTCAATTTTTGTTTGAAGTGCAACAGCAAAATCGACTTTCACAAAATGGATTGTTGAAACGATTCAGTGTAAAATGTTATGGACACCAACAAACATTGGAAGAAATACGGGCAGAAAAATCCGAAATGTATAATGAATTAAAGAATAAAAAAAATACGAAAGAATATGAAGAATTGTTTTTACGATATCGCCCAGCGGATGAATTATTTCCTCGTAATTCTATTGCAGCAACTCCTATTCCGAATAGTCCGAAAAAAGCAAACAAACATACCCTTACACAACGTAAAAAGAAATTGATAAAAACAAGCGGAAAAACACGTGAAAAAACGAAAAAGAATTTTATTCAGCGGTTTTTATCACGAAAAAGAAAAAGCAAACGCACCAATGTCTAAAAATGATTGAAATGGTTTGTCATTTTGAATATAATGTAATATATGAGACCAAACATAGTGCTTGTAAAAAAGAATCCATTGATATTCATGTTTCCATCTTTTGAAAACAAGACTGGAATATAATGGAATAAATATCGTTTGAAAATAGGCAGTTGAAAAAGGAAATACAAGACACTAATTAATAATGGAATTTGAATTTCATCATACAATCTATCTAACTGATTGTTGTTGGATATTTCTTTATTGTAATTGGCTATAATATCGTTGTTTTCTTCATAACTTTTGATATAATCTTGATTGGATGTTTTTGGAATATAATTGGGTTGTATTTGCTGGTCGTGTATTATATTTTCCGTAGACAAGGGAATGTCTCTACTTGCCAATTGCGTTTGCCCAGAGGCTTGTTGAAGACCCGATATGATTTGATTGATGACACTCTGATCCAATGTTGTTGATTGAGGAATGGGAACCGCTTGTTGTTGTAGTGACATATTCCCTACTTTTTCGTTTTTTTCATTGATGGAGAGACTAATGTTCCCGATACTACCTCCGCCTGTTGGATCAGTTGGTAAATCTGTGATACTTGTTGCCATTTATGATATAATTATACTATGCATTTTTGTATAATTATATTTACGCATATTTTCGTTTCCTAATTCGATATATCTTCTAATTCGATTCAAAATCTACTTTTTTACCTGCATTGCATTTTGTGGATTGAGTATTGTATTTATAACATTTCTTATCTTGTTTGTATATCTTGCCTTCAATTTGATCCATGGGAGGTGCATGAAAAATGATACAATTTTTCCCCTTGCAAACCTGTCTAAAGAGAGAAGCCAATCCTATTCCTAGAATAATAGAAAGCAAATATCTTCCTGTTGTAGAATGCAGAAATTTGGCTATATTTATATTCATACTCGGTTATTACATTATATACATATTATAATTCTTTCCTACCTTTTTTTGCTATCTTTTTGCTTGTTATTTCTGAATAGGAATAGTGGAAATCAACGATGGATCAGTAGGACATTCCACCTCTTGTGCATTGAATACAAAACAATTGTCTGCCTTGTCCTTGTATTGAATTTTACCGCTGTTTTCAGGTGTTGGATATACATAAATGGGTTTTAAATCGGAACCCATTATATATATCATAAATAATCCTAGAGAGAAACTAATGATAAAAATGGGGAGAGAAATATAGTCCGTGATCATATATATAGTTTTTTATTTTCTTTTTGTTCAATACACAGATTTCATACACAGATTTCAGCATTATCTCATTCCCAATTGAAAATCAATGATTTGATAATTGTTTCCCAATTCTAATTCTCTCATTGTGATTGGTTTTTCAATCAAATGATACATTCCCAAATCATCCATTTCTACACTGGTATATTGATACTTTAATTTCATAATGTCTTTTGAAATGGGAACTATTTCATGAACATAGAGAGAAACAGCATCTTGGATAAACTGCACATTTTTCTCTCGATTAAATTTGTCAATGAATTCTTTTAGATTGTTAATCAATACAAAAAATGTCTTTTGTTTTTCTTCCAATACTCTTTTTTTTGCAGGATTTTCGACTATATCTAAATACAAATCATTGGTTGATTCAAAACTTTTTACAATATCTTCCATTTCCTGTCTCAATTCATCAAATTTATATACACCTACTTCAGAGGTTATATATCCAAACAACAAATCATTCTTGTCCTTGATGATTTCTTTTTTGAGAGACGTCAACTGCGATTGATCTTTTTGTATCTCTTCGTCTAATTTCATCCCAGAATCCAATTTCAGTTTTATATTTAAAGGACAAGGTTTTACTCGATCACCGCATGTTGCAGTAATGAATTTGTCTAGATTTTCATCAATGGTGGTAGAAAAAATAGTTCCCACTGATCTTTTGCAATTCACACACTTGGATTTCCATTTCCGATATTCTACTCTTTTTTCTCTCCAACCTAGACCCTTTTTTTTTATAATATCCGTTTTCTTTTTATGGATAGTCTCCTCATACTCATTTTTTAATCTGTAATAGGTATTTAATGCATCCAAATATTTTTGTTTTGTTTCTTCCATTTCTTGTATTTCTATATAATGGTATTATTTTTTTCCAACTATTCCCCCCTACCCTTTCATCGCAATAATATATATTGACAAATAAATCATATAAAGGATTTTCCTTATTGAAGGAATAATACATGGATTTTGTGTATCTGTTGATTGGCGGTGAATGGGAAGATATTGTGGTCTATTTATCTAAAGAAGACGCGATTGAAGTGTCTAAAAAAT